ATATCTCTAGTATTACCTTTTGCAGGATACTTAACCTTCTTATATGGTTGCCAATCTGTTACACCTTTTATAGCAACTTTTTTGATATACTTTATTTCTTCTTTTCTATCAAAGTTTACCATTTGTAGTATGGCTTCTTTTGTCGTTTTTTTAAGTGATAAAGGAAATAAATCACCACTATCTATTAGATCAGATGTAATGATGTTAAGATTTTGAAAAGTATAGATTCTTTCTTTTGCACCTTTTAATTCTTCATGTAGTGCCTTTTTAGCTTTATCTGTTGCAAGGTATATATCTGCAGGATTCCATTTGTTTAGATTACCAAATTTAGTTTGTGATTTATAACCTGACTTGTTTGCTATCTTAAATAACTTTTCTATAGTGCCCATTATTTCTTGGTCACCTCTATAGTAAAAGATGTCCTGAAAACCTTGTTTAGCAATTTTAAAATCAGGATCTATTTTAGTTATGTCGTTAATTAATTTTTTTGCAATCTGTAAAGATGATACGTACCATTTAGTATCTTTCTTTAAAAATAATTCTAATTCGTTTAGTGCTACGCCAGGTGTTTCAATGTTCTTATGAGCTGCCTTTAAAGTAGCGTCTGTTATTTGATTTCTAAAATCTGTATAATCAGGATACTTTTTAGGGTCAAATAGTTGATTAGTTCTTTGAACACCTATGTAATCTGCAATTGAACAAAACAATGCCTGTGATGATTCTGCTAGTGTGGTTAAGTCTGCCATAGATATATTTATCTACGGCCTCTGCTTCTTGCTGGCGAATTGTAGTTTGTTTTGCCTTTATCTGTAATCTTTTCTTCTTCACTTCTACAATCAAAGAAAGGTGGGAAACCAAAGACACCAAATGTCTTATGTTTGTTTTGAAATTTAGTAAGTTTCTTTACATCTTCCTCAAAGAAAGACTCTTGTAATACTAACTTACTAGGCATTTCAACGCAACGCCATATAATATCGCCTTTCTTTTTAACCATTTCTGTCTTATAATAGATAGATGGTTTCCTTTTTCTTTTTGTTGCCATTGTTATCCTTACATGTTTAGTATTAATTTAGCTTCTTCACTTAACATATCTCTACTAAATGGTGGAGTATGTGTTAATATAATTTTTACATTACCTTCACCTGCTACACGTTCTACTGCCTCTTTAATATCTTTTTGTATCTGATCTGCCATAGGGCAAAGCATAGAGGTTAGTGTGTGAGTGATTGTAACTTTTTCTTCTTTTATATCAATGTCGTAAATCAGTCCTAAATTAAATACATCTACAGATGGCATTTCAGGATCATAAACTTTTTTAAGTTCTTCTATTATCTTATCTTTCATTATACTTTAAAATCTGAAAACTTATCATACACGTCCACAGATTGTGGGCCTGATGGTTTCTCAATCTTCTCCTTACTTTCTTGGTTACTATCTACAATCTGTTGAGCAGATTGTTCTACATCATATAATCTCATCTTGCTTCTATCTACACCAATTATAAATGCACGATTAACAGCAGGATCATTATAACGATTCTTTAATTGTTTAACTTTGATTTGACCAAGTTCTTCAAGTTCATCATTTGAAATAAGAGCAAACATGAAGTCAGCAGTTGCAGGAAGACCAAAACTTTCTGAAGTATCTTCAAGCCCTACGTCACTTGATAGATAACCAGATCTGGTTGTTTGAGTAGCAGATACAATAGGTACATCATATTGTACTGCAAGACCTCTTAATTCTTCAGCAATTGCTTTTACATAAAAGTATGAGGATATATTGCCACCTTTAAATCTACTACTAGAGCAAATGTTTAGATAGTCAATGAATACTATATCAGGTTTAAATGATTTCTTTAGGGCAAGTTCATCTATCAAAGATTTAAAATGACCTGCATGAGCAGCTGCCGTAGGATATTCTTTGATGATTAGTTGACCATTAATTTTGTTTTGTAGTTTAGATGTTTTGTTATCGTATATTTCTTTTGGCATTTCATAGAGGTCATCTATGGTTACATCTAATAAGTTAGCGTCAATTCTTTCTGCGATACGTTCTTCAGCCATCTCTAAAGTTATATACAATACATTCTTACCTTGTGATATAACACTACTAGCGAGATGACACATAAACAAAGACTTACCAACACCAGTACCTGCAAGAGCAACGTTAAGTGTTTTAGGTGGCAGACCACCTTTAGTTATTCTATTGAAGTATGAAAGATCAAACTTTAATCTCTCCTCTGTTCTATGGTAATAATCAAATCGCTCATCTGTTTGAGCAAGATAATCATGCCCTATATGTCTATCAAATGAAACGCCAAGTGCTTCTGATAAGATACTAGGTATTGCCTCTGGTGTATGTTTCTTATCTTTACCATCTATGATTTTGATACCTTGTAATACTGCATTGTACACAGCACGATCTTTACAAAATTTTTCAGTTGTATCTAACAACCATTGTTGTTCAACTTCTTCGTGTTGTAAACTATTTAATAATGATTTTGTATTTTTATATTCGTCTTCGGTAAGTGTTTTGTTATTTGATAATTCAATTTCAATTGCTTCTTTTGTAGGAAGATTATTATATTTTACAACAAAAGCATTTATGATATTAAATAGAGTTACCTCATCTCTATTTCTAAAGAAGTCAGGTTTGATAAATGGTAATGTTTTTCTTGTAAAGTCTTCGTTGTAAATTAGATTAGATAATAACGTCTTCTCAAACATAATGTAGATAACTCCCTATAATATACTTTGGTTGATTGATTGGTTTTTGTCCTGCGTGTCTAAATGTCCACATTGGTGGGAACACAAGTACCTTACCTGCTTGAGGTTTGATTTTAATATCGTAATCAGGAAATGTTGTTTCGCCGCCATCGTTGTTATTTAAATACATAAAAAAAACTAAAAATCTTCTAGCACTATTATAGTTAGTGACATCCACATGTGTCTTAAATTCATCTGTACCGTTAGGTTCATACTTCTTAAATCTTATCTGTTCAAAACCAAATTTCTCTGGCCATTGTTTTAATGAGTCTATATTAACATCTTTTACATATTTGTCAACAACCTGTCGTAATTTAGGAAAGATTATATCTGAATATTCTTTCCAGTCTGAAAACATGTTAAGATTGATTTCTGTAAATGATCTATGACCCTCTAATGCTGTTTTAGTTTGTTGTTGAGGTGAGTCTTCAAATTTATCAATTAAGTGTTGACATTGGTCTTCGGTCAGCACGTTTTTATACGTGCATATAAAATCACTTTTGAAATCTAATTGTACCATTTTCTAATTGTTTTTCTACGACCTCTATTAATATATCGCCTATGTAATTTCTAAAGTCAATACTTGTTGTATCAACATTGTTGGGATTTGCCTTTACGTCATAATCAAACTTTAAAGGCAACTCACCTCTTTCATTTTCTTCCGAGGCAAACTTGACATGACCATATGTGTATATGATGTCTTTATATTCGCCTTCTACAATCTTTATGCAACTAAAATCGTCAACATCTCTTTGAGCAAAGACGTATCTATTCTGCGCCATAGAGGAACTCTTTTTTGGCTGCTTCGTCAATTTGAGCGAGAACCTCTTTAGTAAAGAATTTATTAGGTTCATTATTGATAGTTTTAGCATATTGTTTACTTCCATCAGGTAATTCTATTCTTGTAGAAACTGATTTAAAGATACCATATTTAACTGCAAGGTCTAATAGACCATAGTGTTGATCTAAACCTTTATCGTAAGTTAACCTTACATCAATCATAGCATTCTCTTTTGTCAGCCTTGATTTGTAATTCTTACAATGTATTACGTTACCTATAATCTCTTTGCCATCTTTTTCTTTTCGTTTAGAAAGATACACAATATTACTAGCAGCGTATTTCAAACCAGAGCCACCGCCCATCTCCTTTTGAGGAAACATTGAGCCGATAACATCATATGTATGATTGGTCATAATCATAGGTACTTTTGCTTTACCTAATTTCAATGTCAATACTCTAAATGCAGCTTTGACAATCTGCGATCTAGTCATATCTCTAGTTTCTTTACCTTCAGCAGTATCTTCCATTTCTTTTGTAGTAGATAACATACCTAAACTATCTAATACAAACATCAAAGGTTTTCTTTTGTCTTCGTCTTGTTCTAGGTACTTGTCAATCACTTTGATTGATTGATGTCTAAACTCTTGTACGGTTGCAACTGGTACAACTACCATTCTTTTACTATCAATACCTCTTGCCTCAACTAGGTCTTTTGTCAAAGCACTTTCTGATTCAAAGTAAATAACACCTGCGTCTTTGTTTTTATCTAGGAAATGTTTTACAATACCTAATGCAAAGAACGTTTTACCTGTTGCAGCTTCACCTGCAATTGCTGTTATTTTATTACTTGGTAGACCACCAAATATTGTGCCTGATAATAAGGCATTAAATGTGTAGGATCCTGTATCTATGAAACTATCTACATCACCTGCGTCAAGTCCTTCACTTACTAAACTAGCATATTCATTGCCAGTTTCTTTGATTACATCTTTTAGAAAATCATTCATTCATTCATCTCCATAATTATATTAC